AAATCGGCTCTGCTTCCTGTGAGCTGTCCAGTGATGCCCACCGACTTTACGCTTGGGGCTTGGTGAGGTGAACAGTTTACGTCGAAGCTGATGCGACTCCAACGAGAGTCGTCTGATTTGGGACGAAGATGAGCTAGCCATGGAGTTTCAATGATAAGTTTTTGTAAGAAGATGGACATGTTATCTGCTCTTTCTTTAGAAGCAGATATTATCATTATTTTCTTTTCTGGGTCTTTAAATAAAGTCCAAAGGACGAAAGCACCAGTAATCCAAGACTTCCCAACACCACGGAAAGCCTGAATTTGGAGTCTTTTGGGTCCATTTTGTAAGTAATCTGCGATTGCATATTGTGCTCTTGTGGGTGAGGGTAAATCTAATTGTTCCCATAAAGCTTGAAGAAACAATTTAAAGTCATCACATAGAACACTAACTACGTCTTCATTTGTTGCTTTGGGTAATGTATTCATGCAATATTGGATGTATTTGATTTACGTCTTTTCCAGTAAGGTTCTTTAGGCGGTGTTCCATAATAATAACCCCCTGGTTCATGTCGCCTTTTATTACCTCTTTTAGGAAATGTAAATTCTATTTTAATTTCAGGGTCAATCTGTAAACCAGCTATCCCTTTTTTAAAAGGTGATTTACCTGGTAAATAAGGACTACTAGGAACAGTAGGAACATCTTCACGTCTAACTGGCTCTGGGCCTGGATTAGGAACAGCAGCAATTGTTAAATTTTTCTTTTTAGCCATCAGACTTTTTCTTGATATGGAGTACTTTTTTTAGCTAGTAATTTGCGTGTATTAATTCTCCGTTTCACAGCACTAGCTTTTTTACTCTTTACTTTAGGTAGTCCCACTGCTTTAGCTCCGTTAGCTTTTATCCCTTCAATAGGACTGATTAATAGTTTCTTAGACATAGTTTAAATCGATTTTAATGGGGTTGAAATAGTCTTTATGTAGTTTTACCTGTATTCACTATATAACCGCCTCTGAGCTTCTTATACTTACGTAATGACATTCCTTGGATTTCAGCTACTAATCGTTCTAAAGGTTCATTACCTTGGAATTCGTCCATAAGATATTTTACCATAATATCTTCTTGAGCTTGTTCTTCAACAAGTTCAGCTACTAATTTTTTACGTTCTTTTAAATTTAATGAAGAGAACTTAGTTTTATTAGATTTCAAAGTACGTTGCATCCAACCTTTGTCACTTAACCATGCATGGAATTTTCTATGAACTACATCTGGTAAATCTATCGCATTACCTTTATGATTACCCATAAATATAGGATAGTTTTCTTCTATCCATTCTGTTAGTTTTTTTGAATTAGCTTCACTTAAACCTTCATAAAGAACTCCCCATTTAGCTAAACCAGCTCTATGATGCCTACGAAATTGTATAGGACCACCTTTAATAGATTCTAAACGTGCTCTATTTCTCCATTCATCCATAGACATCATATAGAACTCATCATCACCTGCAGTCTGTTTTCTAATTAATTCTTGTCTTACATCATCGTAATTAGATTCTCTTTTATATTTTTTAGCAGCGTCAGTCATACCTAAATGATCAGATGGATCTGGTTTAACTTCTTTCTTTACTTTAGGTTCTAAGAACCATGCTTTACCAGAATCATCAACATAACGATTCTTTAGCCATTTAGGATTATTTAATGAACGTTGATGATCCTCAACAGCAAAAGCCCATGAGGCAGTACCACGTTTAGGTTTCCAAAGAAATGTTTGCTGATGTGGTTTGTGAAGTGGTGCATTTCCTAAAAATCTTCCTGCAACTTCAAATAATTCACTAATAAGTTTACCTTTTGCCATTATACTATACCTCCAGTTTTTTCTTTCGGTTTAAATGTTTTTGGTAGTCCAGCAAAAGTTTTGGAAAGATAACCTTTATAATATTTATTCTCCTCCTTTGGATTGTTAGCTACAGTATTTAGAATTTCTAGTGAATAATCATCCAGAATTCCACTATAAGGCCTTACATTAGATATATTTTTAGATATATCATATCCTTCATATTTCTTAATAGGAGTTTGTCCCTCATATGGATTAACAGGCTTAGGCTTAGTTTCGTCTAAATTTATAGTATTATCCACTTCCCTTTGTTCGATTACACCATTTTTAACTGACTCGTCTAATAGTTTCTTAAGTTCGTCACCAGTACATAGCCGACTCTCTGGAGTACCAGTTTTTTGCTCTGTATAAGTATTTGGATTAGTACTACACCAACCTGTCAATTTCATCTCACCTTGATCATGGCGAAGAGTTCTTTGAGTATATATATGTTGCTCTCCATCAAATGAGTTCATATCTCCTATTTGAACATCTCTAAGATTATAAAGTTCCACAAGCTCATCACCAAATTGAATAACACGATAATGTGTAGTATCTGGAACTTCTGTTTGCGGTGTATACTCCTGGCCTACTACCTTCTTGAGTAGTACTCCTTGATCAGTTGGCTTATTACTAGGTATATATTTCATACCAAGTGCAGCTTCTAAATTATTTCGGTTCATTATTAACATATTACGATGTTCTATGAAAGCATCTTTTGTTTCAAACATCATCTCACGTCCTTCTTGAGCTCCTTCGGTACTACCATCCAGCACGGCTAGTTGCTTATTAATATCCTTTAATTGACCTCTAAGTCCATCTAAATGCGAAGGTACATTCGCTAATGGTATAAACTCACCACCATCTTTTCCTTGTACATAAGTTACTAATTGATCCCCATCGTAATAAGTATAAAATAAAGAACCCTCAACAGCCTCTTGACCATTTATAGTACCCTTAAAATTAGGTTTATTAGTTAGCCATTCTTCAGGGAAATTGGCAGCATCTACCTCAGATAAGTCACTAGAAAATCGACTTCCATCTTTGTTCTCCGTGTAAAGCTCTATTGCTTTTTTTTCAATGTTCTGAAGTGCAAAATCTCCTTTGGACTCTATATCAACCCACCCACCATTATAAAATATTTGATAGGGAATGGCAATATTGCCAACATTTATAGGTTGAAAGGGATCGATGTTAGAACTGGGATAGCTGTAACGGACTCCGCTGAAAACTCTGGGATAACCGTGAGCACTAGCCTTTTCTACTTCTTCAAAGCCAGGCTTAACTCGATAATAAACCTTAACACTACTTCCCTCTACACCTGCTTCAGTGGGGAAATTAACACGTAAAAACTTTGCTCCTTCTGGTGATGACGTCTCCCTATTTCTATAAGCAGAAAGAGCTCTTCTTATACTTTCTCTATCATAGCTAAATGTCATGCGATACCTCCAATTTTCAATCTACTTTTACGATTTTTTGAAGGGCTTTGTAAAGTTACATCTTTTGCTTTTCTACTGCCTTCTTTACCTGGCTTATGTGATACATCTAATCCATCACCATTACCATATGTACCTTTAGCTCGATTTGCTGCATTAGCAGCTTTTTTAATAGCTTTACCTTTAGCTGTTTTTTGATAAGCACTCTGCTGTTTAAGACGATTTTTAGCAGCGTCAGGGTGTGTTCTATAGTAATCAGCTGTGGATTGTTTTGCCATATAACCTCCGTTGTACTAATTCTGGATTAACTTTTGGCATAATACGATTTAACTTATCTAAAGGATTCCCTTCGTAAGCAACGCCTGTTATATCATTTGCACGTAACCAATCACACGCAGCTTTTAAGTCTTGAGTAGAGGCCTCGCCACTTCGGACTCTCCTTAGAAAGTCTTCTGTGACAAGGTTATGTAACTCATTAAACTTCTCTTCAGTAGCTTTTTTTAACTTGTTCATTCCTCTTTTTTTTTAAAAGTTCTTTTAGTTTCTCCCTATCTGATTCAGCACCAGTTGTCCGTAATCTTTCCTTTAAAGAAGGAATTATGGGAGTTGAAGATTTAGGTTTGGATGGCGTAGGCGTTTCTAGCATTTTTCTATTCTGCTTTTTACGCCATTCATTACCAGCAGAGGTTTTAGCCATAATTAAGAATCAAATAGTTTTGTCTTTACAATTGCTAATGCCTGGTCGTCAAGTTTATTATCAGTTCTTTTTACATAAGCTTCAAGTAGATCAACTACTAGCTTTTTAACTGAATCTGATCTTAAAAAGGCGAAAAGGATGGGCTTGATTACTAGGATCATTGTTTTATTAGATTAGGTGTTAAAGCAGAAATAGGGATAACGTCAGAACACATATGTTCTACTCGTGACCCTGGTCTTAGTGTAAAACCCTTCTGCTGGAGTTCTGCACATTTCAACGCCCTGACTAATTCATAATCAAGGCGCATTTTTTCTTGTTGCCGATCAGCTATAGCTTTACAGCGTTCAATTAATGATCCATCTAGAGGTACCATAAAATTCAATTGGAAACCCCAGTTTTCATTTTCTACATAACCTTCTGGATCATAAGGTTGAGTATCATTCCCCATATAAAAAGGAGAAAATGTCATAGTCGCACCATTACAAGAAATATTGGGTCCATATTGTTGTCTAGATGGAGCCCCATTGTTTTGAAATTGTACGGCTTGATTGGTTACATTTCCAGTCGCTGCCGCCACAGGATTACTAGTATTATTAGTTTCACCTTCAGCAAAAGCAGGACTCCCTATTGAGAGAATACCGATAAGGATGTAGTGGTAGCGTTTGTTGTAATGTTTCTTGTGATGTCTATTTGTTCTACTACACCAGCTGATCTTGTGACTGTTTCTAGAGTAAATGGTAGAGTTGAATCTGTTATAGTGAATACTGTATCTGTTCCAGAAATCCCTGAAGATGTTGCAGATGTTGCTGTAACATTGTTTCCATTCCAACTGGAATAATCCCCTCCAAATACTTGTGTTTGTATCGTTTCCGTAACAGTCTGGGTTGTAGTGGTTGTTGCATTCATGCTGCCTTGGGTGAATTGAGGCGTCACTGTATTTGCTCTTGCTACCGAGGGTGTTAACAGTAAAAAGAGGATTAACCATTTTTTCATTCTTCTTTCTTTTTAGTGAGCATAGGGCAATTTACGGGTACATTCTTACCATTCTTATTATTACCAGTGGTCAAACCAAATGTGGCTAATGCGCCCGTAAACACACTTGCCACGAACGTGATATCTGAGTTACCTGATTTTTGTATCATAGGTATTTCTACGTAGTTTAAAGTTATTATTGCCCCAGACCATAACACAACTCCAAGTCTGACGAATGTTCCAAGGATCTGAATTTGATGTTCTTGATCCTCAGCAGCATCTTTTAGTTTACCTAAGAGACTTTTTTCTTTTTGTTTTTCTTCCATTTATCAATTTTTCCTTGTAGGAATTTTTGTATTTTTTTCTTGATTTGATCAAAAAACGGTTGTGCTAAAGTAGTTACAGCTACAGCCGACACAGCTGCATAAGTAGCAGTTGTAACAACTTCAGCAGTAGGTAAAGGTACCTCCATATTGATAAAAGGTATCTCTATTTTTGGTATTTCAGGTTGCTCAGTTTTTGTTTCTTTCTCTTCTGAATCACTTTTAACTCCTTCAGGTCGTTCCAGATCACTTGGAGGAACGACCATTGGTATATATCTAGGGATTTCAGCACTAGGTAAATCTAATGTAACTCTAGGTATATTAGGAGTTGTAGGGATATTAATAGAAGGAAGTATAGGAGGAGCTACGTTATCGACCACTTATCACACAAATCCTTTTTAGTATCTGCGTCTGTAACTTCAGTAAATTTGATAGTAGTGTTTTCTAATTCAGAAAGAGCTTGATCATCTGCTGTCCAAATGTAATTGCCTTCTGGGGCTTTAAACCATTTATCAACATCAGCATAGATACCAACTCCCCATTCTTCAGTTTTTCCTGTTAATTCGTATGAGTAAAGTTTTGCCATAATTAAATACTTGATTTACCGTTTGAGTCAATTGGATGGAAACCACCTGTACCAACATGCAAGCCGTTTTGACTCCATTGATTGGAACCACCAGAATATACTTCACCAGACTTACCAATAGCAATCCATGCATCCTGATCCTGTTCGGAGTTGTTTATCCAAGCAAAATCTTCAAATGGTTCTGGTTGAGACCATACTGGAACCCAGCGAGTGCTGTGATCGGCATTATTTTCAAATGAGGATGAGTAGGTATTAACATCGTATTCATTAAAGTGATTTAGAGCATAACCATCAACAGCTTCACCAGTAAACCATAAAACACCGTTACTATCTAAAGCACATACACTAGTACTATGTGTACCACCATATGCGTGTCCAATAACTTTAACTATAGTACCAACTTTAAGTGCTCTGTAATTAGCATGGCTTGAATCCTCAAATGTATATTGTGTTCCTATCTTCTCATTTGGTCTGGAATTATTAGCTCCATTTTCCATGTCACCGAAGTCTTGCCACACACATTCAGATAAGAACCAATTTCCTTGTGCTGATGCAGATGCACCAGAAGTTATTGATGATCCAGTACCTTGCTCACCTTGGTTATTAGCACCACATGAATACATCTTAGGTTGATTAGAAGTACCACCATCAGTAATAAAATATTGAGTAGAATATCTTCCACCAGTAGACCACATTGAAACTACTTTTTGACTTCCACTGTTAATAGTAGTAGATGCATTAGTTAATTCAATAGGAGTTGTCTGGTCCGTATTACCTGAAACATATATGCCAGCATAAGAACCATAATCTTGTATATAGCCAGAAAAATAAACTTTCCCCTCATCTGTTAAGAAATAGGTTCTAGGTAAATTTTGAGAACCATCAAGAGTCATTAGATGGATGATTTTTTTATCTTCAATCGGTGATCCTGAAACACCAGTTATTTCTTGTGGTGTACTTTGATTTGTAGTATTACCAAGTCCTAACTGACCTTCACCATTTATACCCCAACCATAGCATTTACCTGTAGAAGTTATAGCATAAGAATTAGTATATCTACCAGTAGAACATGTTACATAAATAACTGCTTCATTATTAAAGTTAGATTGAGCTAACTGTTTTGCATAATAATTATTTGTTGTAGTACCGTTACCTAGCTGACCATATCCATTATATCCCCAAGTATATACCTTACCATCAGTATCTAAAGCTATTGCCATAGAATAAGTGTTTGTACTAGTACTATGAGAGAATGTAGACATCAACTGTTTAATTTTTGGCCTAGATGTACCTTGCAATGCAGTACCACTAGAATCAAAGAATTGTACAGGAACTGCCATATATATATGTGAAGTATTATCACCTTTTCCTCTCATTCCATAATTATTACTACCAGCATACATTAGTATGCCATTTTCTAATAAATAGAATGATTCACCATATCCAGTAAGTCTTTGTTTAATTTTAGGTATGGAACCTACTGAATAACCTAAAGTAGCTCCATTTATATCAGTTAACCATTTAGATTCATTAGCATCACCATTTAATGCTCTTAGGTAAAATGTAGGGAGTCTCAATTGAGCTTTCAATTGATGGCTTGTATGTGTATTAATTGAATGTCCTAAAGCAGAACCACCATATGCAATTCCTTGGGAACCATTATTATAATGATTACCATGACTATATGATTGACCTGATTTTGTTATATACCCACATTGTCTATAAGCACCACTAACATGACACTCATTACTACTACCTCTGCCAAATTTCTTTTGATAAGAAGGTAGTGGAGATAATGATTCAGTCCAAGTATTATAGGTATCATTAACTAAAGCTCCACCATGTTTATTATTACTAGATGTTCCTGACCAAGCAATACCTTTTCTTAGATCAATAACAGTTATTGTTACTTCATCTGCACCACCAGTTTCGTTCCTAACTTTTATAGTATTTGGTGTATTTGAATCTGGAGATAATGCTATAGTTCCTCCATTTGTTATTGATGCAGGGCTAGTACCTGAACCTAATCTACCACCATTTCCTGTTGTAGCATAACTACCATCTGCAGGATTTTTGAAAGAATAAGTTTGTCCATCAGCAGGGAATTGGAAATAGTATGTCCTACCACGACTTAATGTAATTGAAGCGTTAGTAGTATTATTACCACCACCTACATTAGTTGTAGTACCAGATAAGGTTAAGATTGCTGTATTAGTACCTGTAGTATTAACACTATATACAACAGTATTTTTATCAGTAATGTCTTCAAAGGCAGTTGATACAACTTGTAGTTGTGCTCCAATATCACCAATAGGAAGACGTTTGTTTGTTGAGTTATCTGAATCTTTAGTGAATAAGTCTCCAGATGTTGTTAAAGTCGCAGCTGCAGGAGCAGGTATTAATGTAGTCCAATTAGATGCACTACCTGAACCTCCTGGTGTTACAGCAGCAGTCGATCCTGTAATTCCACTAGCCATTATACCTACGTATAAAGCATTAGAATGTGTTACAAGATCACCTTGATAATATGTGCTAGAGTTAGACCAAGCACCACGGTTATTTAGGCCGTTAGCCATTTTAGTGAAGCTAGAATTAGCTTCTGGATCAGTTGTATTGCTATTAGCTACTATTGCAGTTACGACCCAAGAGCTACCATTATGGTAAACTACATCGTCTACTGCATAGGCAGTTGCATCAGCATAAGTACCTTTCCAATTAAATTTTAATTTACCTAAATCAATTTGTGCCATTATTATATAGAAAGAGTTAGATTACCATTAGTTAGAGCAAATCGAGGACTACCTACAGTGATAGTACTACCATCTGGTCTGGTTGTGTTACTACCTAAAGCAGTAATTGTTGCACTTGTATGCAAGGCGTCAGTACCACCAATAAACCAGTGGGACTCACCATCTGTTTCATAATCAGCTGTTGAAAAATCAGTTGATTGTCCTGCAACAGAATAATCTAGTTTTAAGCTTCCATCTGAAGCTCTACTAAACCCAAAGAATACTGTCTTAGCTGCAAATGAAGATGCAGCCGTTGCAGATACAGCGGCTTCTTCAGAATAGTGTAATGCTGATTTATAAGAAGTACCACTATATGTAAAACTTTGGTTATGAGGTTTGACTGCAAAATTCTGTGCATCAGTAACAGCTGTACCTGCTGTAGTAGCCGAGTTAGCTGCTGCTGTTGCTGAAGCTGCTGCCGCATTAGCAGAAGCTATTGAATAACCAGAACTTGCTAAACCTGCATCTAATTGTGATTTTGTTACTGCATCATTAGCACCACTACCATCACCCATATTAGTGATACGGTAGGTGCTCATATCTAAGTTACCAAGTAATTTTGGATTACTAGTATCAAGATATCTACTGACAAGTTCCTGAACCGAATATATCGTTTGCAGGAAGTTATCATTCAAATCATTCGCTCTAATAGCTGATCCTGGGTAAAATGTTGCTTTTACCTCAGAATCATCTGTTGTTCTAAATATTCTAACAGTGACACCTGTTTTAGGTGCTCCTGAAGTTTCTTGTGTACTGGTGGCTGAACCAATTGGAGCAAAAGTTATCTGTGTAGCATTGGCTAATGAATATGCAGTTGTAGAAATAACTGTACCATCTAATGAAACAAAGATGTCAGTCGAGTCGATATATGGAAATGTAAGAGAAAACAAGTTGGTGCTACTGTTTCCTGTATATGTGTTTTGTGTTACAGCCATGCTTTAAAAAATTAACGAGTTGGAATTGTCTCTAAGAAACGTTCTAAGTTTTGAGTATTTCCTGGTCTCCTTTGTCGTAATCTGATTGAATTTCTTTGAGCTGCTTCTTGGCGTAAACTTGGGAATTCTTTGAATAGTTGAGCTTCAGCTCTACGCTTAGCTCTTTGGAAAATCTGATCTATTCTTCTAAAAGCCCAAGCATTTTCTAGTGGAAGGTTTTTAGGATTACTTCTATCATCACCACCGATTCCCTTAGCTCTTTGCTCAGCATACCATCTCAATTCTTCTACGATTTTGGGATTTTTAAATAATTCTTCTAATTCTTTTTCAATATTATAACCACCCATTAAAGCTTGTAATCTACTACGTTGTTGTGGATTTAGTACATTACCTAAACTATCAGTTGAAAATGTAGCTGCTAAATCATATCCAGAGTCTCTTAGGAGTTTTCTAGTAGGTGTATCTTTACCAGATATAGAAAATGGACTTATAGAGTTCCACATTCTAGTTGGAAAATCAAAATCTTTAATTATACTACCATCTAATGGATCATATTGTACAGGTAAAGTTCCTCTTAGAATTGGATTACGATTTGCAAAAGTAGACCATACATCATTCTCTAATTCACGCAATCCTGGGTTTATAATATTTGCTAATTCATTTCTAGCACTTGAAAATGGTATGAAATTATTAATTAAATTAGTTCCGTATACAGCAGATCTATTGAAATCAAAACTAAATAAATCGTTTAATGGTCTTAATCCTGATAGGAATGATTTATTTGTCAAGTTCATGCTAATAAGATAGCCTGCTTTTCTTAATAGATTTTCTGTACTATCTGAACCTATTGTTTGACTCATATCAGTTATATCAGCTACAACTGCTAATATACTAGCAAACGGTTCTAATCCACTATAATCAACCCATTTATCTCCTAATTTAATTGATCTAGGTCTCCAACCATTTTGTATCCAAGAATTATATGTTGTTCTATCTGCAGGACCATTACCTGTTAATCGTCCAGTCATTGTTAAACCTAACGCCCCACCAATTGTCAGATAACCAGTAGCAATTCTACCTTTAACTAATGCTTTCGCTGCACTAAGTTCAGCTGGTGTTCTTATACCATATTTCATGACATTAGTAACGTCATTAGGTGATGCTTTTAGAATAGCATTAACTTGATCATTAAATCTAGCTATTATTGGTGTATGCTGAGCTACTACATCTATAGCATTAACTCCTGTCTTCATAAATAAGAAGAAAGGCCTTAATATAGGAAATGCTTCTATAGTTGCTTGTATTTGAGCAAGCTTTGGACTTAATGGTTTTTGTAAAGCTACTTCTTTAGCAGCTAATTCAGCAGTTAAATCAACAATTTCACCTGTCTCATTAAAGACTTGATCATACATTGTTTTTTCAACTTTTTCTAATAACTCTTTAGTAACCTTACCATCACTAGCATCAAATACAGCATCAAATGCCTTAGCTCTTACCTCTTGTCTACCTATTAATGTACTTGAAAAAGCATCAATTGTTTGCAGTGCATTTGATGGATATCTAACCCAACTTTGATTATTAAAATCTTTGATAGTTGAAGTTAATCTATAAGAAAATTTATCAGCTTCATTACCTGTTGCTTCAATAATAGCACCTAAAGATTTCCAATGTGCTGTTTCTGTTGGGCTTACTAGTTGATTAACATACGGTCCTGTTTGATTATTAATTAGAGCATAATGAGTTCTACCAGCTAATTCCCAGGCTTCACTAATGGTTCCAAACATATTATGGAATCCCATATATAAACCTTTTGAAACTGTACGTTTATCTCCAGATATTATACCACCTCCAACAATTTGCATTGGTCTTAATATTGCTAATAAATTTGTACCAGTAAAAGCTCTTGCTAAAGTCCTAGGGCCACTTAGAATACTATTATATAATGTAGTGAAGACACCTTTCATCAATTCACTCTGTTTACCAGGTGAAATAAGTAATTGTTTCCAACCATCCCCACGTACAGCTTTGACAGCATATCTTCTAATTGCTTCCATACTAGCAGCATCACCATTAGTTTCAGCAAACGCTTGGAGCATACCTCTAGTCATTTCAGGATTACTTTTAATAACTTTACGGAAGTTACCCATAAACTCTTTGATTTTCTCAGCCTTAGCTAGTGGTGCTTCTAAGGCTTCTGTTCCTGAAGCTCCTAAACCTCTCCTTGCTCTGAGAATCGAACCAGCAAATTCACTAGCTTTTTGATTCATCATTAAAGCACCTTCTAAGGTATCTAATAACTGATCCATTGCATGTTGATGTGGTACTTTATCCACAACAGAATGTAAAAATGTAGCTTTGTCTGCAACAGCAGAATTTAAATCATACATTAACATTTCTAATGCTTGTGCGTTTGCAGAGTTTGGTAGTTCTTCTAAAGTACCAGTACTTAAATTACGTACTTTGTTTGAATCTTCTAATAGTAATTTCTTAATTTGATCAAAATTAGTACCTGCTAAATCTGGAAATGTATTAATAATATCCATATATTTAGAAATACCAAGGATATTAACCGCATTCAAATTTAATCCCATACCAGCAACATTTTGACCAGCACGTAATGTTAGCCCTTTAGCAATCTCTTTTGAAAATGCTCTTAATTGTTTTCCTAAAGCTGCATTATCTTTAGTTATTCTTTTTATTGCTGCATTAGTTAATAAATTAACTCTACGACCCATTTGGTAATCACCACGAGATGCTATAGATAACATATTTTTCATATGTTCATACATAGATCCAGGCTCAACAGTTCTTAAACTTTTATCAACTGAATCAAAATAGTTTTTATGTATTGTAGGATCAGCATATTTAAGAGTAGGATCATCAAATAATTTTAATTGAATGGCTTCGCCTTCAGCATTTTGTAAAGCTTCACTATATGAAGCCCTTGCATTCTGATAAACCACTTCTGGATTAAGCTCCATCCACTGATCTATCATATTTTGCAGCCTGTTCAGACGAGCTATGGCTTTAGTTTTCTCTTCAACTGATTTAGGATTATCTATTATTTTTTGTAAGCTTTCCATTTCTAAACCTACTTTCCTAACAACAGTAGGATCAGTATTCATCCTAGCCCATTCTTTAAGAATTTGAGCTCGTTTATTAGGAGCTATTGCAACTCTATAAGCCTTTCTCCAACTAACAAGACTGCCAATTATTTCACCCATTATACCACCTTCAAGAACATTCTTTAGTCTAATTTCAAGTGGGCTTGATTCATCTGATGTTGTAGTTATCTCAGGCATCCAAGGTATTACATCTTTTAAAGCATCATTTGCCGTTCTCTCTTTAGAATGTGAATTTATAAAATCAACAGCACCACCATAGATAGCCGCAGAAGCCCATGCACCTCTAGCTGTTGTTTTTGTCTTTCTTAACCAGTTAGCAGCTTGGCTAACTCTTTTCAGTTTACTACCAACTCTAGCTAAACCAATTGCTGTCATTGGTCCTCCAGCAGCAGCACCTAATCCTGTAGCTGTTAAAGTTACACCAGCTGATATTATAGCATAATCTAAAAGTACTTCAGAACCTAATCTAAAGAAATTACCCCAAACTGTTTTATTTAAAGGTTCGGTTTTATCATCCCATTGTAACCAAGAAGGCTCCCAGTCTTTATCAAGCCATTTAAATTTAGCTGTTCGTTCAGTTAGTGATCCAACTTCTTCTACTAGATCAATACCACTTCCAAATAGTGCTGTACCAATTTCTTGTAAAGGGTTAGCATTATCTATTTCTTCTTGAGTCCATCCTTGTGGATTATCTTTTGTAGTTTCACCGTCTATTGGTTGTTCAGGACGACCGAAATCTTTATTCGTTAATTCCTGACCAGTCAACATTTTCTGTATAGTTGGTTCTCTCTCTTCTTTGGTAGTACGGTCTCTCCACTCCTTTATATGAGTATCATAATTAGTTCTATCTTCTAATATTTGTTCCTCTTGTTCCCTCTTCTCTTCCTCGGATAGTCGAGGACCAGGTTGCATTGATTCTACGATTCCTTCGTAATTAGAAGATTTAAATATTTCTGGCATAATTAAGTATGAATAAATGTAATAGGTTCACCATTAGGTAATAAGTAATCTATTGACACAGAATCTGGCCCTATTGCTGTTACACCTAAAACTTTACCAGTAAATGCAGTAAGCTCACCAAGGGGGTTTACTCCTTCTCCCGCAGTATATGTATAACTAGGTTTTCTAGTTGCAACCATTCTTGGACCATAATGATCATCAGTATGATATTTTTTATACGTAGGAACACCGTTTACATTTAGGTATTTACCTTCATCTCTTTTTTTAGTTTCAGTTGATACAGGTAATTCTGTTTTAGCTGTAGCTATTTCAATACCATCTTGTTTAGGAGTTACTTCAACAGTTTGAGTTTCTTCTGTTGTACCTTTTTCTGGTTTAATTGCTTTCTGAGGCAAAATAAATTGTCTAGCAAGAGGACTCATGGTTTCCACTCGACCAAATGGATTTTCTGAGACTCTATCTGGTATATAAGGCTTTCTAGGATTAATACCTAATGCAGCTATTCTATTACTAGCATTCCTAACAAAATTAGGATCTTGAGAAATTCCAGCTGCTTTTAAATTAGTAAGTACTTCATATGGTGTTTCGGCTTGTAATGCTTGGGCATAAGCAGGTGACTCTAATTGACTAAGGTAATTTGCTAGATTCGCTTTAGTAGGCTCAAATCCTGTAGAAACTACCTCTTCATTATTGAATGGTAATTGGATGAGATCACTACTGTCAATTGATCCTGGACTTATAAAACCACCTAGTTCACTGAAAGTTGCTGCTATAGCTGGGCTTGATGCTTCAGCAGTTTCTGGTTTAAAATAATCTGCTGCTAATAAAACATCACTCTCATTTCTTATAATAGGTGGTGGTCCTCCTAAATATAGTCCAGCTCTATTTGAACTAGAAGTAGAATTTTCTAGAGTAGATCGGTTTATAACTGCATCAATTTTGTCTTCTTGGTCTCCCTTTATTTGTTCATAAAACTCACTAGTATAAGCAGGAGAACGCTCGATACCAGCTCCTTGAGCTATCATATGTAAGGCATCTTCTACACTAATATTTGTTCCGTGTAATGTATTATAAGCACTCACCATTGGTGATAGCCTTGTTTTTAAATTATTCATTATTTCACTGGTAACACCGCCTGGAGGATAATTTGGATTTTTTATAGCCTCTATTTCTGTTTCCGTTACTAACCTAGTTACAAGATTTCTGTCCGTTAGACTTTGAAGACCTTCAGGAGTATGCTCACTTCCGAGATTAACAAAGAATTTTAAACCACCTTGTTGTAACCAGCCTGGTTTATTGTCAATTCCAATATATAATAACTTTTTTCGTTCATCTCCCAGTTCTAGGTTTTGCTTCGCAACTTCCGCAGAAGAAGCTAGATAATATATCCAACCTCTACTAGGGTCATATTTATATCTTCCTTTACCTTCCTCGAACTGTTCCTTCCAGAGTTCAAGTGCTTCAACTACAGCTTCACTGTATAGTTTACCAGGTGTATCCAGTAGGCCTTGAATAGTATTTGTCACTTCACGAACACTAGCTTCATACAATAGCTGTGTGTCATAGTCTGCAGATTCTATCACTTCAGCAGGGGTTTTTTCTCCCCTTTCTAGTTGTTCTTTATCAGCAATAGCATTAGCAATCTGACTTGCATAACTTCCTCCTTCAGGTTCTTTTGGCCAAAGCTCTTCGGGAATTCTATCAACTACTGAGGCTGGGTATAAAAAGTAAGCTACAGTTTTTGGTAGAAGTCCGTCTCTAACTTTTGGTAATAAATCGTTATATAGCTTCAAGTTACTTTGATTTTCAAGACTAAAGTATAGTATGTTATTAAATCTCTCATCGGTTTGGTTTAAACCATGCTTGTTAGCTATATCTAAAATTCTTTGATTAATGTCAGATGCTGATAGAGGTTCGCCCTCTTTAAGTGCTCTTCTAGCTTCACCCTCTAGATCATTAATATCTGTATTAATTGCACTTATTCTTGCATTTTCTTGCTCTGCATACTTCTCAGATTTTGCAGCAATTCTAGCTTGTTCTATATCATTCAAAACGTTTATAGTCTTTCCCCATATTTCTGGATCTAGCTCACTTAACGCTTCAAGACTCTTACCTAGAAGTTCGGTATAAGAAGTATCTGTTGGCTTTTCTACTTCATATTCTGCTATAGCGTTACCAACCATTCGGGTTGCTTCTTCTGCACTTACGTTATGACTGTTCATAAGATCCGTAAGCATATCCTTTATGTTGTCTGGTGATATTACTCCACCTTTTAGATCTTTTAACGTTTCTATAATATTTGTGTTAGCTATTTCAAGGTTTTGCCGATCTAGCTCCTCGTTAGCTTTTTCTATATTTGGAGTAAGCCAATTTCGTCTTTTAGCTTCTATCGTATCTTTAGCATATTTATATAAAAACTCAACACTTAAATTTGTTCCACCAGTTCTTTTTATATGATTAGCAAGAGCTGCTTGATACGCAGCCGTTGCTAACTCAGGACTTTTTACATAATTAGTATTTTCATTAATTACGTACTCCTGACCGTCATACATAAATGTACCAGTATCAGCAGTCATCATAGAATTAGGATCCCAAGTATCAGCAATCCCTTTTGCTATACCTCTTAAGTAACCAAGCTGACTCCATGCATCATTACCTACAAGCTCTCGCATTGTATTAGGATTTAGAAGCCCTTGTTTTACTAACTGAGATTGTAAACTTCTCTGCTCTTGAGTACTATTTTCTATCTCCTTCTCGGTTGTATCTAGCTTATTTGTTAATGTGCTAGGAATACCCTGCGACATAGCTATTGCATATCCACGTGCCACTCGATCCTCTGCTCCAGCCTTATATCTGTCAGCTATGAAGTTTACTAACTTCTTAGAAAAAGGAAATAACTTATCGTGTCCTTTTAACTCTGCTTTGAGATTTGCTTCGCCTTGTGTACCGTATGCTAATAAGTTTTGTTGTGATATTTGTCTGTTTGTCTCCATTGCTGGAGTAACATCAAATATGTGTTTTTGAGCTTCTTCAAAAGAAGTTGCGTTTTGTTGTAGCAGTTCTAAGTTGTTATTTTCTTCTATACCAACTTGTTGTTGTGGTAACCGCTTTCTTTGAAAAATGGTTTCTGTTTCCGCCATAATTTTATTAGTTAGTTAACCAAAGGGATTGCCGAACTTAAATAAAGAAGGCCCAGGATTGTTTGGATCTTGAAATAATGTAGTCCCTTGAGGTGATAAGGCCATTCCTGTTTGGATAGCCCCTACTGCAGCAGAACCAACATCTAATAATGCATCACCAAAGCCATACTTAGGTATATATGCTTTAGGAGGTTGGAGATTATGTAATGTAGGTATGGAAACACGCTCTCGGACGTTATAATTCTCTTGCCACAACTTGTGTTTAATTGCGTCTTTACGGCGACCATGTTGTGATGCTCTAGAAAAAGCAGCTTCTGCTAATAGTGCTTGGCTTCGACCATAAGAACCAAGACTATTTATCATGGATGCTCTATTGAAAGAATGGTTTCCTACTGTAGAATCAAGAGCCTGAGTATATCCAATAGCTTGTTGTAATTGACTTTCTGCAGCAGTTTGTCTAAATCTTTCTGCTCTTAATAACTCATTGAATTTATCATATTCAGCACCCCAAGCAACATTAGCAGCTTCACGATTCCAACGAGTTTGTTGTTTAGCTTGAGATAATTTAATATCAAAGATTTTATCGGTCATCTTATTTTGATGATCAATCATTAATCTCTGATACGTTGAATTGTATGCAGCAGCAGCTTCTTGTGATTTGCGTTGTCTATCACCTTGTATTAATCCAATTCCACCAGCCACCGCTCCAATTGCCAATGCAGCTCCAATCATAAATTTAATCCTCTTTTAATTTTGCAAATTCAATAAAATACAGGTTATTTGGTCCATTAGGTATAATACGTAAGAACTTAAACCCAAGATGTTTTAATAATTTTAAATGTTGAAAATTTCTAATATCAACAATATTATATAATAATTTATGTGGTAATGTATTAACCCAGTTCTTAGCTTGACGGATAAATGTAATTGGAAATTTATCTATAGCATTAGTACATAACATCCATATACATCCGTCCTTGCTTACACCAGCCATGCCAGCAGCCTTGCCGTCAGGAGTATAAAATATAACTGTATAATTACTTACCACTTCGGAAGCAATAGAGAGTAATGGATTAGCCCCAAAACCCTCAATAACTTCACGATAATCCTCTTCTCTTAAATTCAATGCAATTGTTGGAACATCAGAGAGGGTGGCGATTCTGATTTTATGCACGAGTATAGAAGTTTGTAGTATATTTACCTTCCCAAATCATACTTAATAAACTAACTGGAAAGGGTGAATCACCAACAATTTTAATAGTTAGGTTTTCATTTCTTTGATATAACGGTACATTGTGTAATGCTTCAGCTGCAATATTAACATTATTTAATGCGTAAGAATTTGGCTGTGTTACATTAACAACTTGTGATCTAGTAGGAAGACCTTTTATACCTATTTCATATTTCAATGGTCCACTTAATCCTGTATAAACCTTCATTCTATGCATAATCAAATCAGCAGTATAATCTGCTTTAGAACTATTTGTTTGTGGATTAGTTTGTTTATAGTAGAATTTAGGTATCTGCACTTCCATATTATAAATATAACCAATTAATATATCTCTTCCTCTAAAGTCACCAGGTATATCTGCATAGTAATTTCCTGTTGAACCACTGACAGTTGGGTATTCAACTGATCCTGCAGATGCACCAGTTATAACACCAGTACTACCTATATAATTACCTAATGCTAAAACTGTAAATGTCTTATCTGCTATGTGATCAAATGGTAGGAATATACGGGTATTTCCTGTAGAGCTATCATATGTTCTATAAGGATTTGCATCCCATAAATCAATACAAGCATCTGTTTTTTCACCAGTTGGTAAAGTCAAAAATCCTGCTTCAGCAGCTTGTGTTAAATCTAATGATTCTAAATATACCTTACTACCATTACCAACAGTAGCATAATATGTACTGATATCAAAGAATTGATCAAGTAAAGTACCTGTTAATTCCCATCTATACCATGTAGAAGCTTGCCTTCTATCTTTTCTTTGTGAATATCTAAATTGATAAATCGAACTAGAACCCGTTGTTCCAACTGAAATTATAGATAATCCAGCAGAAGCAATCATAGAATCAATTGTACTAGGTATTAACTCAGGTACAGGTTCAGTTTGGTCTAATATAGTAGGAGGTTCAGCATTGCTGATATCCATCAATTCAAAGATTCTACTATATAATGTAGTCTTTGATACAAAGCCAAGAGACGTACCTAGTGAGACAGTATTAACTTTACCATCACATTCAATAGAAGCAATTCTGTTTACTTTTGCAGTTGTAGGACTTAAAATGTCAGAGTCAGTACTGAGCATAAACTGTTCAGTCTGTCCAAATATAACTAATCCAACACTAGAAGCCTCAACGAAATTCAAAAATTGAGGTCGAGTTGATGATACAGTAATATCAATTGGATCATCTAACTGTGATCTTTGTGCTGAATTATTCCAAAAATTGAAGAAATCACCAGCTTGACTTAAAACAATTGTTTCACCAACAAGAAATCCAAAACGGTTTCTATAGAAAAATAAATTTCTAAGTTGCTGTCCAACAAAACTTGGTTTTCTATTTGTAATATCATCTCCTACTAACCTGTCATTCCAGTCAACTACACCAAACTTGAATGATCCATCAGCTTCTCTTACAAGTTGATGTGGTAAAGTTGTTTCATCAAATTGATATTCAGTACCAGGAGCATTAGTTTCAACCCAAACACCTACACCATTATAAGATGTAGTTTTTGCTTGGAACTCAACCCACATATCATCAACGTTTATATCATCAGCATTTTTAACTTTAACTCTATATCCAGTTTTACATTGAGCTGGTAATCTTGATACGTTTTGTATTTCATCTTGGAAACCGTATATTGAATCGGTACCTGGACCAACAGTTTCTAATGTAAATGAAGTACCACTATGAGTAATATAAATACCATCAGCAATTCTAACTCCTGTATATCCAGTTAAGTTATTCACAGCTGTAGCTAGATTTGAAGCAATTATTTCAGAATCTACTGCTGAACCTGAACTAGGTGTGGTATACGTAACTGTTGCTACAGTCCCACTATTATCAGTAAGTTTTATTTGATATTTAGCGTCAAACTGTAATGCATATATAACAACATACGCTTGCTTAGGTAAAGCAGGTACAGTTGTAGATTTCATAAGTACAGTTTTCTTTTTATTTAAGACGAACGTATAATCATTAAGGGTGAGCAATTCGATGTCATCAGCAGTAGCACCATTAAGATAACCCCCACTAGGTATAGCAGATATATTGCAGTTAGTAATCTCAGCATCGTAATTTGTCTTTGCAGTTGCTTCTGCAGTTACAGAATTATTATAATTAGTTTGAGCTGTATTCATTGCAGTGGTGGCTGCTGTCAATTGAGTTGGGGTTTTGATAGGTGCTATGTTTTTTATTGCTTCATAGAATCTAACTCCAGTTGAAGCTAAATTTGGTTGCTCATCTGTTCGCTCACTTCCTATCTTATAAGTTAATTTACTAACCCTAAATGTAGCATTTCCTCCGCCTCCAGCTATTGTTAAAATTTCACCTATTTTATAGTTCGCATTACCTGAATTATTAATTGTTATAGTTGAGTCAATAACACCAGCAGTAGCTGTTATATCAACAGTACATCCAGTTCCATTAGCATTAGCTGTTGTAGCAATTCCAGTACCACTTGAATACCCTGTACCACCATTTACAATTATTAACTCTGCAACTGGTGCAATGATTTCACCAGGATTAACACTAATAATTTGGTTATTATCTTTAATTGTATATGTATTTTGATTCTCTTGGTGAATAATTCCAGATGTTAAAGTTTGATCTATAGTACCTTGAGAAGTATTATAGCTATAATTTACTCCAAATAATGCTTCAATAGTCCAATTCTGTCCAGCAAAACATTCAGAATAATCTGCTTGTGCAGTATGTAATAGAGCTAATTTAGCACGTGTATCTGCTTGAGCTATATTATATGCTACAAGATCTGTTTGTAAATTGGTATAATTACAGGAACCTGGTACACCTGTATTAGTACCCATATCAACTTTTCTTGGACTACCATCAAATATACTCCAAATTCTAAAGGTATTATCGGTGTCGTCATATTGACCAACATACTTTTCATTAGCATCTCTTAATATTGAAAACCATTTACCTCTAGGAGTTGCATTATATAGTTCAGTAACAAACTTACCACCTGGCCTTTTTAGTAAACCTAGCGCATAGTCTGGATATGTATTTAATGAGTCTGTAACTTGTCCAGGGAATTTAAGACTATCAGGCTGTTGAGAGATTCCTAATAAAAAGTTTGGAATCTTCTGGGTAAGTGTTGTCATCGTTGTAAGGCTGCGTAAGGTTGATAACTGTTATAATAATTGTCACCATCTTTGAAACCAAACATAGTATAATCTCCTTGTTTAGTCTCATACTCTAAAGCTGAGGCTCTTGTTTGTAATTCTTGTTCAGCTAACAATGCACTTATTTCTTGATCTCCTATCATTTTTGTTGCACACATTCTAGCAGCTCTTGCTGTTATATATGCCTGTACTGCAGGAGGTACATCGGGAAAATCAAAATACCAAATTACATCACATATTATTTTCTTTGGTGTACCATCTTCGTTTTTCCATAAAAAGGTATGTTCTCCACGATCGTATAATTTACCATTACGACGTACAGGATCGTAATCATCATAATGTTGATAACGAGTAGTATCTATTTGTAAAGCATTTTGAGGATACTGTATTTCAAAAGTTGTTGAATCTGCTAATAGTTCATAATGATTTTCTCTATTAAATGTCCAGCCATCAGCTTGAACCATTCTATTAACTTCTCGTAGTGTACCTAGAACTATACCAACTTCAGGGTTTTGTAAGTCTAAAGTGGTGACAGGTGCCTGTCCCACAGAGCTAAGTATTTGATTTATAGCATCCAGTTCGGTGGACACAGCATAAGTAGGAAAGGTCATATTAATTATTGTAAAGAAAAAAAGGGGAGTGTTGATAACCCCCCTAAAGATCAGACATTGGTGATGTTACACTCAATGGCTGGATAAGCAAGACGAAGATTCTTTGTCTCTGACTTCACAGCGGAGTCAGTTCCAGCAGAACCAGTCTTGGATTTGCACACAGAGATACGAGATGCATCAGTTGTGCAGATTCCTTTTGCGTTAGATACTGCCATTAGTCTTCATATTCTAGTGAGGCTACAGTAGCAGTTACAGCAGAAGCTGTGCTTGCATCCGTAGCAGATACGGTGATTAAATCACCAATACGGTATCCATTACCGTCATGATCGGCATCTCCAGAAACAGCAATAGCTGAACACACATTACCAGCAATGGTAAGGTCTACAACGAGACCTGTACCATTACCATCTGTGGTTGTAGCCTTGTCATTTCTTGCGCCGTTTGTGCCGCCACTACCACCATTACCAACTAAGGTAAGGCTAGCTACGGCTCCACCTGCTCTACCCCATTCCACTGGAGGCATAGGGTACCAAGTTTCGCTACTATCAATTGATCCAATAGCGTTTTCATTAACTTGACGTACAGCCATTTCAGCTTACCTCAAGTTGTAGATTGTAATTCAATCGCAGCAGCAGGGTTAAGTGTTCCAGCACCCATAGCTAAACGTCCGAGCAATACATCTCCTTGGTATAAAACTGATACATCCCCAGAAGTTACTTGAACTTGAGGACCAACAGCTTCAACAATACCTGCAGCATCTTTCTGATAGATAAGTCCTGCGTGATGAGTGAAGTCACCAGAGTAAGTATTATTCTCACCTGTTACTGCATTAACAGTACCAGCTTGGAAAGGTAGGTTGTTAGAACGCTTGATAGAAATACCAGCAATTTCAACTAGACCTTCACCAGAATTTAGATTACCTTGGCTGTTTCCAAAGTCTCTATTTAAGATGTTAGAGTCTACTTGAGATATCAAGGCGTAGTATTGGCGAGGAGCTAATACAGCAGTACGTCCTTGCTTAGGTACATTCTTTTCATCTAGCACACTTGCTGCTTCGAAGAAGGCATCAACTAATGCTTGAGCATCATACTGCTTACCAGAACCAAGCTTGATGATTGTACCACCAGGCTCAGGACCAGGAGATGCAGTAATAGGATGTGCTTCTCTTGCTGCTAAAGCAATTGTACGGAAGATTTTTTTATCATAAGCTTCAGCTAGAGCATGACCAATCTTCTTAGAGATTTCTCCCCTTAAAGAATAGTGTGCAAGTGTCTCATCTAAATCATAAACGAAAGCTGAACTTACAAGTAGATCGTCACAGACAATTGTTTTCTCTGCAACTGGAGGATCGCCCGAACCTAATATAGGAGTTCCTGGGGTGTGATAGGCGGCTTCCATGCGACCAGTAAAGATGAACTGCAATGAGCGTCCATTCTTCAAGGTACGTCTTTGCACAGTTTCACGTGCAACTGTAGCTGACTCATAAGCTTTAAATAGCTCACCTGAGAACAGCTTCAAATAGGTTGCGTACTTGGTATTGTAGGCGTTAGAACCTGCGGTTGAGGTTACCGCCTTATTCAGGGTACCTAGTACGGTTTGTGTGGCATTAGCCATTATCTTTTCGAGAGTATAGTTTACAGACTCTCAAGCTTGAGAAAATTTTTTGTTTTATTTTTGTGGTCTCTCCCACCGTCTAGACAGCTTAAATGGGTATCCGTAATTTTAACGGGCCATAAGCCAATGAAAGAGAGGTCCGACTCTGAGGTGTCTCTCTTCCTGGGTAGTTTAGAATCTTGAATACTTCAGAGATGTACCTTCATAGAAGATAGTGTTTGAAGCATGAGCAGCATTCTGTGCAAACTTGAAGTCAACATCACCAGCAGTACCAGCTGTTTCAACTACAAAATTTACTTGTAAAAATCCATCGTCTGAACCTGCAGAAGCTACAGCAATAGCAGCAGGATCTCCGTTAGTTGCGACAACAACTCCAGAAGTTTCAGCATCAGCTGGATCGACACCTGTTACGGCGACTTTAAATACAGAAGAAGCTGGTCCAGTGAATTGTACTTTAAGATCAGCACTAGCATCAGTATCGAAGAAACCTTTGATTTCTCCTACGATTCTTTCATACTTACCTAAAGCAATTTTAAACTCAGGGATAGCTACAACAGTTGTGCTATTATTTACCGCAGAAGAATCAGCAGCTAAGATAGATTTGTAGTTATCTTCACCAGAAGAATAGACTGTGCTGTTATTAGCAGCATTAGTATAAAAAGGCATTGTATTAATGAGGAATAAAAGGGGACGGTTCCGCCGCCCCCAGTGAATTTAGAACTTGTACTTAGCACCAAGTTTAGTGCCATATGTATTGTCAGCATCTCCATCAGTAATGAATGATACTTCACCATACACATCAAACTTCTCTGAAGCAGCGATGGTCACACCACCTTTGCCTGAGAATTCAGTTGATCCGTCTACAGCATCGCCGTTTACGAGAGCTGGTCCACCTTGAATATAATATCCAAGATCGTTTACTTCTCCCTCGTAACCTACATGTAGATCAGTAGTACGGGAAGTATAGTCATTGCCTGTATAAGATGCGTTTGACTCAACGTTTACAAAAACGCCAGCCATTGCAGGAGCTGAAGCGAGAGATGCCGCTAGGGCTAGTGCAATTTTTTTCATGTTAAGTTAATTACTTTGTAGTTTTTGTGTACTCAACACCACGATACCTTAGTGTTACAGTCATTGTAATACTCCAGTACCACACCCCCGTTCCATGATGTGGTTTCATGCGTTCTTCAAAGAAGAATGAACGGACGTGGTATTAAGGTGGCTTCTACTGGGTCGAACCGAGCCGCCAGTGTTTCCTAGAATATTCCAGGTATGATTTGTCCAGTAAATATATATGAACCGATTGCTGCAAGGAACCCAAGCATAGCAAGTTGTCCATTGACACGCTCTGCATTTTCAAAGTAAGGTTGATCAATTACTTCTACTTGGGGTTCTGTTGCGAATTTGTTTTGAGACATTATGGTTTAAAATAAATGTACTGGGCGATGACGAAAGTTCGGGTCGCCGCTAAGGAATTAAACTCCTTTATAAATTTGTGCTGCATCTAAAAGTATTTTAATTTTTCTAGTACCACTAGTACCTGCTGAAGATTTAACTTTAGCATCAAATTTCCCATACTTTTTAGCATCAGCAGCATAATTAGGTCTAGGCATAATTTTTACTATGATCAGTGAATGCTTTTCCGTATTTTCCTTTAAGTCTTCTTCCTCTTGCTAACCCTTCTTTGGGTAGCTTAGTATCTTTAGGATCTGTGGGTTTACCACTTCCTTTGTATCCACCACCACTGGTTTCTTTAGGTAGTACTGGTCCTTGCATTTTATTATCCTATTGAAGGTGTAGCTAGAGCAACCTCAGATGTTTTAACTGAAGCTAAATCTAGTGGAAAATTGTGTGCGTTTCTTTCATGCATTACTTCCATTCCAAGATCAGCTCTGTTTAGAACATCAGCCCAAGTAGGAACAACCTTACCATTTGCATCTACAATAGATTGATTGAAGTTAAACCCGTTAAGATTGAACGCCATAGTGGCGACTCCCATGGATGTAAACCATATGCAAACGACTGGCCAAGTAGCAAGAAAGAAATGTAAAGCACGAGAATTATTAAAGCTCGCATATTGAAAAATTAACCTACCGAAGTAGCCGTGAGCAGCGACAATATTATATGTCTCTTCTTCTTGACCAAACTTGTAGCCATAATTTTGCGACTCATTCTCAGTTGTCTCACGAATAAGTGAGGAAGTAACGAGACTTCCATGCATAGCAGCGAATAAAGCTCCACCGAATACCCCTGCAACACCGAGCATATGGAAAGGATGCATGAGAATA